GGTGGGGCTAGCATTAACCAGAGAGGAAGCAGTTGCAACCAATACTAAGACCGTTGGCATGATGGCTTTATCGGCTGCAACAGCGGTTTATAATGCGGTTGTAGGAACGTCAACGGGATTGATGAAAGCGTTCAGAATTGCTTTGATTTCAACAGGGATTGGAGCGTTGATAGTTGGAATAGGCTTATTAATTGCAAACTTTTCAACAGTTCAAAAATACATAGGCTTTGTAATAAACGGCTTCAAAGTCTTAGCCGATGCTTGGTATGATGCTTTCATTGGATTAGCTGAATTTTTTGGATTAGTCGAAGAAGGCACAACCGCTAATATGCAAGCCGAAAGAAAGCAGCAAGAAGAGAGACGAAAAGCAACCGCAGAAAATACAAAACGACATGAGCAAAAAGTCGCTCAAATAAAAAAAGAGCGTGATCAGTTTATAACGGCTAAAAATAAAGAGATCGATGCAATGAATTTGCAATTGGATACTTTAGAAGCCGAAGGTAAAGCAACCGAAGCGATTAGGCTTCAAATTTTAGAAGCGGAACGGGATAAGGTTAAGGCGGTTGTAGATGGAAACCGAGAAATGTTACAATCAAAACTAGCTACTTTTGAAGCCGAAGCGAAAATGCAAGGAATGTCAAACGAAGAGTTTGCAAAGTCCATAGGTGTTAATTTTCAAGAATCAGTGGATGTGTACACCAATTTATTGAAAGGTCAAGAAGATGTGCTTCAGAAATCTGAAAATAAAATAACTAAATTCAAACGTGAAGAGAGTGAAAAAAGACAAGGAATAAACAAAGAAGCCGCCAAAAAGGAATTGGAACTTATTCAAGAATTGGAAAACATTAAAGTCCAAAATATTGCAGACGAGGAAAAAAGAGCGATTGCAAAAATTGAATTGGATCGAAGTCGAGAAAGGAAAAAATTACAGGAGAAAAAAGCCAGCGATGCGCTATTAATTGAGTTTGATAAGCAAACAGAATTACAAATAAAGGCAATTACTGACAAGGCAAACGAAAGTAAAATTGAAGCTAGAAAAAAGTATGATGATGAGGTTAAAAAATTACAAGACGATTATGTTAATTCATTATTAACCGATCAACAAAGAGAGGAAAATGCGGTTCGTGATAAGTATGCTAATTTAATCGAACAAGCAAAACAATATGGCGAAGATTATAGCTTATTGGTTCAAGCCCAAGATGCGGAGTTAGCACTTATTACAGAGGATTTTGCTAAGAAAGCAGCCGAAAAGCAAATAGAGGAGAACCTAAAAAGAATAGCCGCACAACAAGAATATGCTGAAAACATTATCGCAGGGGCAACGGCGGTTGTAAATATTATTGATTCGATTAATACGATTGCAAATAAAAAGGAGATTGATCGGATTAAGAAAAAACAAGAAGCAGGCGAGAAACTATCCAAAAGGGAAGAGAATAAACTCAAGCGAGATATCGCTATGCAAAAGGCGTTCGCTATTGCAAAGATAGCAATTGACACGGCTACTTCGCTAACGTCAGCCATTGCAGGAGCAGCGGCATCAGCGGCAGCAAAAGGGCCAGCAGCGGTAGCATTTACTCCCGTGTTCATAGCTACTCAAATTGCAACGGTATTGGGTGCGGTTGGTTCGGCATTAGCTATTCTAAACGCTCCAGCTCCAACAATTGGTGGTGGTGGTGCAGGTGCAGGTGGAATGGATGACCCAACGGATGACGAACCAGATCCAACTCCTCCCGATACGGAACTGTTTAAAACAGGTCAATCAATATTAAATCAACCACCTATGAAAGTTTACGTATTGGAACAAGACATTTCAGACACTCAATCAAACGTTGCTCAAATTAAACAACAAGCAACTTTTGGATAAAAATATACCATAAGTAAAAAATTATACATTATAGAGTTATGGATTTATTTAGTTTAGACCTACCAGATGGGGAACAAAAAGAGTTTCAAATCGCTTTAGTTGATGAACCAGCTATTGAGCGGGATTGGATGGCGTTTGGTAAAAATCAACAATGCTTTAATCTTACAAGCAACGGTCAAACGTTCAAACTAATATCTAGGAATTTCAGCATAGAGAGCGAAGATAAAAGGATTGTTTCAGGATATGCAATGATTGCAGATTTAGAGATCCCACGTTATGACGAAGTTCGAGGGGCTTACAATTGCGTATTTCGCAAAAATGCAATTGAGAAGATTTGGCTAAACTTCCAAAGAAACAACCTTAACACGAACACAAATATAATGCACCAAACCAACCAATTTGCTAAAGGTGTTTTTGTTTGTGAAAGTGTATTTTTGGACAAAGAGCGTGGAGCAAAAGCGCATGAAGGATTCCCACAAGAAGCGGATGGAAGTTGGTTTATATCGATGAAAATCGAAAATGATGAAATTTGGAATCAAGTAAAAAAAGGAGAATTTAAAGGCTTTTCAATTGAAGGTAGATTTACCGAAGAGATTGAAATATTTTCACAATTAAAACAAATATTTAAAACAAATAAAATGAGTAAACAAACTTTAAAAGATAAATTCAAAGAATTTTTCAAAGAGAATCCAGAAGCAAAAGAAGCAGTTTCAAAAGCAATGAAATTTGAGAAAGCTATGCTAGTTGATGGAACTGAAGTAACAGTTGAACCAGCTTTAGAAGTTGGCGCGGCTATGGTGGTTATGAATGCAGAAGGCGAACCTATCCCAGCCCCAGTTGGTGAATATCAACTCGAAAATGGTAGTGTTGTGGTTGTGGAAGTTGAGGGTATCATTGCTGAAATCAAAGAACCGATGTTAGAAGAGGAAGTAATTGAGCCAATTGTAGAAGAACCAATGGCCGCAGATTCAGAACAAAAAGTAAAGCGAATTATTGAATCAATTGTAAAAGAAAAAATCTTTGAGGTTGCAAAAGTAAACGCCTTTTTGAAAGCTGAAAATGAAGCATTGAAAAAAGATTTTGTTGAATTACAAGCTAATTTCTCAAAATTCAAAACAGAACAAGCACAAGAATTTGAATCACTCAAAAAGTTTTCAGGCGAAATGTTTGCAGATTTACTTGATGAGCCAGCTCAAAAACCCGTTAAAGAAAAATTCTCGTTAACAGGTAACTCGGATAAAAAACCGAATTTTTTCACAGGAGAATAACAATTAAATTAATCTAAAAAAAAACAAAAGTATATGGCATTTGACGTATCAGCATTAGCAGCCTACATTGAGGATAGAGATTTTCCTTTAGTAGCAGAATTACAAGTATCTCCAGAGTTAACAGCAAACGGAGCAACAAAACAAGCAGGATTGAAAGGAACATCTAACCTTCACTACATGGAAACTAACTTAGTTTTCGGAGCAGGTGCAGGATGTACTAGAACAGCAGCAGGAACGACAGCGTTTACAGATCGTACTATCACGGTTGGACAAATTGCAATCGCAGAAGATTTGTGTTTGGATGACCTTAGAAACAAATGGACTCAAATTCTTTTAGCAAAAGGAACTTTAGCAGGTAGACAAACTATGCCAGCTGAAATTGCTGAAATTTATTTTGCTGAGAAAAACGCGAAATTGATCCAAGCGTTAGACGTTGCAGATTGGCAAGGTGACACAACTTCATTAACTGTTAACTTACAACGTTATGATGGTTGGATTAAAACCATTGATGCAGGTTCAGCGGTGAACGGTAACACAGGCGGTGTGACAGTTGCAACGGGTGTAACAGCAGGTAACATTTTGGCTATCTTAGAGGCTATGTGGTTGGCACGTACTGAGGAGTTGGCTGAGAGAAACGACCTAGTATTGTATTTACCAAAAGTATGGTATGATTTGTACATTTCAGCTTTGAAAAATGCTAACATGTACCATTACGTTTCAATGGATGGTGACACGAAATATTACGGTACTGAGATGACTATTCGTCCTACTTATGGACTTAGAACATTGAACCGTGCATTTATCACTTACCCAACGAATTTAGTTATTGGAATGGATGGAGATAATGACGAGGAGTTTACTTACAGAATTGATCCTGTGACTAACAAAAAGATCTTAGTAGATGCTTTGTTTACAAGAGGCACACAAGTTTATTTTGTTGAGCAAGTGGTTGAGTTCACTTTAGTACCTTAGTCAAAAAAGTAAATAATTAGAGGGGTGAAATTCCCCTCTTATTTAATTTAAAAAAGAAAATGAGTACAATCAATTCATATAGTGACATTTTTAGAAAAGACAAAATCACCAATAAATTTGTTGACATTGACAAAACTATCTACGTTCAAGAAGTTCAATTAACAGCCGCTAATCTTATCGCAATGCGGACTACTCCCGTTGTGGTTGTTCCTGCCGTTGCTGGTGAGGTTCTTGATTTTGTTGGTGCTGTTTGTATTTTCGATTACAATAGTGTGCAATTTACTGGTGGTGGATCTGTTTCATTTGTTGAACAAACAAGCGGAACGGGATTATCTGGAAATATTGCAGACACCGTAATTAAAGCGGCTGCTAATTCGATCACGAAAGTGTTACCAATAGCAGCGACTTTAACAGAGAACAAAGGAATTTGCATTACAAATGGTACGGCGGCGTTTGCAGCTGGTAACTCGGTGATGCGTGTAAAAGTAGCGTACAGAAGATACGCAACAGGATTATAAATAATTTAAAAAACATTCAAATATGGCATGTGTATTAACATCAGGATTCGCCGAAGAGTGCGACGATAGTTTAGGAGGGATAAAAGCAGGACAGTTTTTAGTTGGTCAGCTTGATACTGTTTCAGCTTCTACCGTTGTAGCAGGTGAGGTTACAGCGATTACTCAAGTAGCGTTGACAAACTTTTATCGCTACTACATGAAGAAAGAAACGGCAAACGCTGTTATCACGACAACCAAAGACCCATTAACAGGGACTACAGTTTCGGAAACAGTAGTAACGGCTATGCTTCAAAAAATGACCGCTGCTAAAAATGTTGAGTTTAAACTTTTAGCAGGTAAACCGTTGGTATTAATTTACCAAGATCAAAACGGATTATGGTGGACAGTTGGAATAACCAACGGAGCGGAGTTACTTTCTCAAGCAGCTCAAACAGGACAAACTTTGAACGAGCAAAACGGTTACACGTTAACGTTCACGGCTCGTGAAGGGCATTTACCTTACACAGTTGACCCATTGGTGGTGGCTGGATTGGATATTGCTTAGAATTAAACAAAAAAAATAAGGGGAGATTTTAACCGATCTCCCTTTTTTAAATTATATTTATGATTAAAAGTAAATTAATTGGATCGAAAATGTTGACTAAAGTAGGTTGGGTTACAATTGAAAAGGGTCAAGAAAAACTTTACAAAAAATTAGGATTAGATATTTTTGAAGATGAAATTGAACAAGGGAACGATAACGACAAACGTATCATTAAGTCTAAAAGAAAAAACAACGATAAGCAATCCGATTTATCTGTTTGAGTTCACCAATGACACGACAGGGCAAAGTAATACGTGCATTTGTCAAGACGTTTCAGTAGTTGGAGTACAAAGAGATAGGGCGAACCTTTTTAATATTACCGAGGGTACTAATAACCGCCTTAATTCGATGCTTATTTTATTTAATGAGGGGCGTTATCGGTACGTTATTCGCCAACAAGTTTCATCTACTAATTTAGATCCAGCTTTGAGCGGTGACATTGTGGAGCGTGGAATCATGGTACTTTTGTCAACCGCTGAAAACCCATACACAGAACACGAAATTGAATTAACATATATATCACATGAGCCATAATTATTTCATAGGTCAAAGCGGTCGTTTAATTGCTTTTAATTCGCATAAAACGCCTGAATTTAAGGAACAACAATCAGTTGATTGGGTGTTGTATGGAAGTGATGACGAATGGAAAAATAGATACCCCGACTATTCAATTCACAATTATAATTCAAGCCCTAAGAATAATACAATTATCAATAAAAAATGTGAGTATACAATAGGGCAAGGACTTACTTATGATTCTATTGGGCTTGATTTACCTAGAAAAATTGAAGCTAAAACATTTATCCACAAAATTAAAGATAATGATTGTTTCCCAAGATCGGTAAAAGATCGGGCTATTCATGGAGGTTTTGCAAATGAAATGATTTACAATAAAAAAGGTGATAAGGTTATGCCTTACCATGTGGATTTTTCGTATATCAGAATTTCAAAACCTAAATGGAACGAAAAGGAAATGAAGTACGAAGATCCAATTTTTTATTACACATCCAATTGGAACGTTCGTAAACCGCAGGAAAATAAAGACTGGACTATTTTCCAGATGTTTAAATGGGATGAATCTCCAGAGCCATCAAAAAGATACCTATACTACTACAAAGATTATAGACCTAGTTTAGGGGTATATCCGTTGCCTGAATATGTGGCTTGTGTTCCGTATATTTCAGCCGATTTTGAGATAGCCAACTTCACGTACAATAATGTCAAAAACGGTGCAACGGCTGGTTATTTGGTGAACTTCTTTAATGGTGAACCTAGCGAGGTACAAAAAAGGAACATAACCGAAATGTATCGTAACACGTTTCATGGAACTGACAACGCTGGTAAGTCTTTACTATCGTTTAATGAATCCAAAGAATCAGGCGTTGAGGTTACACCAATTAATCCAAACGGTCAAGACGATAGGTTTACCAATTTGAACAACTCTATACGGGATGAAATTTATACGGGTCATGGTGTTGATCCTGTTGTGGTTGGTTTGAAAGGTGACAACGGATTTAATAATAATGCAGACGAAAAGCGAACCGCTGTAAATGAGTGGCAAAATTCGTACATTGATACCGTTCAAGGTGTTTTTGAAGATTACTTTACCGATGTAATGAATTTTAACGGTATCGTTGGAAAGGTTAAGATTCTTAAAAAGCAACCCGTATCAAAACCACTTTCTGAAGCTATACTTACTCAAATTTCAACTATTGAAGAACTTAGAGAAATGGCAGGGCTTGGAAAATCAAAAGTTCAACCTAACCCCGTTAATGATTCACTTACTCAATTATCGCCACTTGTTCAAAATAAGATACTTGATTCAATGAGTTTAGAAGAAATTAGGTCGCTAATCTCTTTGAAAACTTTAAGTCCGATTGATAAAGCAGAAGTGAAGACTACTCAAACGATGGCAAAAGATGACCAGCTTTTACGAATGTTTGTCAACTCAGGAATATTTGATGACGAATGCGAATTGATCG